TTCTAGCCCATCCGTGACAGAATCAGTTTTCTCCGAGCTTGTGATGATTACCCCCTTCGCGAAAAACCAAAGAGTGATGAAAGACATTGAAAACCCACGGAGGATCGAGGACATAAGACTATCATCTCCGATCGACCCCACTTTCACATCCTTGGGGAAGTCTTCAAGAATTAGACGACATTCCTCGTAGGTTAATTCATTCATCTCATCCCTGACGTCTTGGAGGACATCCGGGCTCAACTGGTCAAGAGCGAGTCTTCGCCGGGTTATCAACTTGAACGCGATGTAGGCTTCACGTGTTCTCAACTGAACACCTGCGGAATTGTTCTGGGTGATTGTTAACTTGTTCCCGCTAGTGTTGAGTGCCATCCAAAGTACTTCTCCATAGAGGTTGAGGAAGGGAACAGCCAGCTCCATACCGCACTTTCTGATGTACGATGCGTGCTCGCTAGAACCACCTAGGCGTTCGACAATCTGTGCTAAAATTTCCGTCGTGGCTTCCAGTTCCTGACTGTTGAATGACAAATCCATCTTCTTTGTGTCGGCATCCAGAAAAGTGACCTCATCCCCGTCCATGCACATGTGATCATACGCTATGTCGTGCCAATCCTGAGATTGATACGAAACCCCTTCGTAGTGGCGGCTCGTTAGAGGTATGGCTCTCAACATCCCGATCACATCACCGAAAATCATTGTCTGCGCGATGTGATGAGCCATGGATTGAGAAGTTACAGTTCGCCCGGATCCATTTCCAGCCTCAATTTTTGAACAGAGGGTGGGGTCATCCTTTATAGCTGCTTGCACAATTGTATTGCATGTTGTACCATTATTCCAAGCAAAGAATATGTGCATAACTTCTTTCTTCAACTCGGGGGCACAGGATGGGATTAGATCGGGGTTATCCACAACAGCGTCATGCGTCCCAACGCTGTGGGAAGCTGGGGGGATCACGTCTACTTCGACGAAATCTTCCTCAAACTCAGGTAGTTCCATGTCCACCTCCTCCTCATCACAGAAGTTAGATTTGATGACTCGGGTGTACTTTTTACCCGGACATCCCCCTCCACATGCCTTGTTTAAAGCCATCGGTTTGACGAAGTTGTTGTTGGGGATCCCTCTAAGAGCCTCATCGTAGGAAAGCATTCGGGGCTTCATTCCTAAGTAGTTCATTTTGGGAATGAGACTGTCGACATAATGTCCGATGAGAGCGGCATTGACGTTGCGTCCCCGGGGGTACGCGCCGCGAGCCCCGTAGATCAAGGCTTGGGCTCCTGCTCTGTTGGAATTTAACGGAGGGGGTCCGTGGAGACGGGGAATGCCGTTCGCCTCCAAGTGAGGTGAGAGAGGCGTGATGTACACTTCCGACTTTGGAGTTGATCTTGTAGATG